CAAAGTCAGCGCTAACTGTGAATCGTCCGTCATATCCAGATCCGTCAAAATAATTGCGTTCATATATCGAGGATGCAGGTTCAGCACGGGACGTTCAACCAAGCGCGCAGGACCAAAAAGTGGCCCGGTGGCAGTCCCAGTTCCGATGGAATGATCATTTACATAAACAGACTCGTATGGAGTGGTGAATGCGAGACTCTCTTGATCAGGAGCCGTAAAAGTGTACGCGCCCTTCTCAAGCGCCCCAAAATAACGAGTCTCTGGGTTCGAGGTGGACACAGTGGGTACATCCGCATCCATGAAAGTGCGGCCTGAGTCTGGACTGAAAATAACTCTGGATGCTTCCACAGTGCCTTCCTTATTAAGAACCTTTGTTACGTTGGTCAGTAACAAGGCGCTTGCGTTCAACCGAGTGGATTGAAACGGTGCTACAGAGTTGTAATACTCTGGATTATCCGATTTGGGTGGATAAGAAAGACAACGGAAGGATTTGTACCACGTCGGACCACTAGATGGGATAGGTCCTTTCTCGGCCAACAATATTGTTGGAAATACACTTATGGTTGCAAGGTCAGTTAGAACACCATTGGCCCCCTTATGTTTGACCGGACCGGTGTAAGTCAGGGCTTTAATCCTAATCAAAGCCGTGTTCGGGTCAATTGAATAAAAACCATTGTTAACTCCTGGTTTCCCATTGGCCTTGGTGTAATCCATGTCCAAAACCGCAGTTCTGGTAACCCCTGAGGAATCAATAGTTTCAATTGTCATGGTGTAATCCAATATCAATGATCCACCGGGAATGTCAACCACTGGTTCACCAATTCGAGAAGTCACAACGGGAAGAGAATGCGCTACAAAGGGGTCATTTCGAAAAAGTGACATTCCCAACTCCCCAAGAAATCCGGACGCTTTTCCATAAGCGTCAAGAGCCTTAGGGACAACGAACCATTGTTTTGAGTCGTAATCGCCGCTGGGGAGGCGATTATAATACTCCCAAGGGTACATCTTGGAGAAAGGCACTGTAGCCGTTGTGTCGTATACAGCAGTTCCAGCATTAATATCCACTGCCTCAGCTCTTGCCAAAACCGAGCCAGTGTATACTCCTGTGTTGCCGCTGACTACACGTTGCAGAGTATGAACAGTGTCAAGTAAAAGTGGAGCGGCAGGGTCTCGTGTTACGAGGAAGCGTTTCCGTCCGATCACGTTTTGATTGGACGAGTCGGCTGCATCTTTGAGACTCTGCGTGTTTT